CGCGCCAATCGACCTTAGGATGCAGGATCTCATTGACGAGCCGCTCCATGCCTGAGGAGAGTTTGCCCATCATCTTGGCTGCTTGTGCAGCCTGAGCGACCTTCACCTTCCACTCGGCCTCTTGCTGCGCAGACTCGGCCTCATCACCGGGTGAATCCTCGCAGTCATCGAGGGGCTCACCGGGTTGCCCGGGAACCCTACCGCTACCGTGAATGTCCTCAGGGAGCACATCGTAGATCCCTTCACTGGTGCCACCACCAGCTTGGTAGATCTCGTTGGACAAGAGGCCAACCTTGGGCATCTTGCCGATACCCTCATCGACCAACAGCTTGTTGATCACGTAGTCGCATGCCTGATTCCAGCGACGAGCATCACGCCCCTTGCGGCGGAAGATATGCTCCATCATGGGGTGCATGCACTCATGGGCGACGAGGAACTTGACCTCATCGTCGTTGAGCGTATCGAGGAACGCAGGGTTGTACAGCACACGCTTGCCGTTGGTTGCCGCAGTGGGGACACTGTCGCTCAGTTCCATGGGCATCCCGAGGGCAATAGAGCCTATGAACGGGTGCTCAAGGATGAGCGAGGTCTTGGCCTTCGACAAGCGAAGGGAATGGGTGTTGCTCTTGCTCTTGGTCATCACAGTCCTCCCATGAAAACGGACATCTTGTCCATGATTGCCTTGGCCTCTGCCGCAGTGTCACGGCGGAGATCAGGGTCGTTGCGAAGTGCATCAGGGTGCTTGATCAGGGAACCCTCAACGTGTTGCCGCATGGCTTCGAGGTTGGGGTCGTCCATGAAGTTGAGTCGACTGAGAAGCGCACACTGCTCCTTGATGTTGTCGACGAGCGAGTCGCGGAAGATGGCTTTGGGATCCGCCAACTTCTCGGCCATGTGCTGCACTCGATCGTAGATGCGTTGCCACACGTCTTTCATCGCAGTCTCATACGATGACGAGACACTGCTCCGGACCTCAGCACGGATGCGGTCGAGTTCCTCACCAGCGATGGACACCCTGAAGTCATCAGACGGCACAGGGCTGAAGCGCAGATTGATACCGAACTTGCTCCGCACATCGGCAGGGTAGTCGTTGGGGTCGTAGAGGCCACCCAGCACACGCTGAGCCTCACGGACAAGGGTGGGGTACTCGATGTTGAAGTCGACCACCATACGCTCCCAACGGGACTTCATTGCACGGAACTCCGTGGTGAACCCGAGGTAGTTCTTGGTGGGCAGCATCTGGAGGCCATCGACACCCCATGCCAACGTGTTGTCGTAGTAGAACGTCCGGATCTCGGTCGACATCTTGTGGACGTTACCGAGCAGGTCGTTGACGGGCAGAAGGGCCTTGTTGAATCGCCCTTGGTCAACCTTGGATCCGAACTCATCGGCCACCTTCTGGGTGGCTTTCTTGTCGAACTTACGGGCGGTCCACTGGCTGATGGACAGTTGAACGAGAAGGGCACGGTCGTTGAGGTTCATGTCACTGCTCCTTGGTTGTGATACGTCTTACGGTTTGAAAAGCGATCCAGAGGTTAGTGATCAGAAAAGCACATTCTGATGTGCCACAGACCACTTGATGAATGACTGAGACGCAGTCAGTGACGAGTCACGGCGGACAGCCATGGACACAGCCAGCACTGAGAACTCAGGAGCCATACGGGACACATAGGTGCAGACCCTCTCGAAGTTGGCACCAGTGGCACGAGCAGCGAGAGATCCTGCCAACGCATAACACGTTGCTGGATCCGAAGGTACATCGGCAGTGTCAGGGTGAAGCAGCACAGCATCGGGACTGGGCAGCTTACGGAAGATCCGCAGAAAGCCTACGAACTCAGCAGCAGCACCCTCGCCAACAGCACCTGAGAACGTCTCGAACTCAGCCTCAGAGGGAACGCATCCAAGCACGTTGGACACACCCTCAACCCAGCTACGGGGAGTGGGGTTCTGGTCCTTCTGGGGGTCATAGTCATGCAGCAGACCGGTACGGAACCGGAGGAACGAGATGACCTCAGGCTTCACGCTGTGCTCAATGGCCCATGCGGTCCAGTCATCGAGGTGCGTCTCCAGTGCTATGACGGTCTCACGGTTCCTGAGGTGACCAAGGACACGATTGGCACCAGCACGATCAGCCTGACGATTACCGGTACTGACCACCATCCACCCATCGGGCAGATGCTTGCCATGCAGGGTACGTGCTTGGCAGATGTTGGCCAGAACCTTCTGGAGGTCAGGGCCAGCTTGGTTACGATCGTCGAAACACAGGATGCCACGGTCAGGAGCAGAGCCCTTGACGGGGAACCAGTCAGGCAGCTTGTAGTTGAACCCGGCACCCTCCGGGAAGGGAATGCCGAAGTCCTCGACCAGCATGGTCGGCATGTGCAACTCAACGTACGGCACGTTGAGGTCCTGAGCGACCTCTTGGACGATGGTCGTCTTACCACCACCGGGAGCCCCCTCAATGCACACAGTGCGCTGGATCGGAAACAGGGACCGAAGGGTATCTTTCAACAGTGTTGCTCTCATCTCAAACCTCGTGTAAATGTGTTAAGGGACCGGCCGAAGCCAGCCCCAAGCGTGGCACGGCCCGGGGAAAACGTCAAGTTCGCCCCGCTAAGGGGGTATTACTTAACGCTTTACGCTCTTCACTAGGGGGGACCCACCCCAGAGCCTTGAACCTCCGAACGATGTCCGTCTGCCATGACGGGACGTAAACCCAGTTGGGGTCCATGAGGCCATTGACGGCAGGTGTGCCGAAGACCGTTGTGGGGGGCTGTGGCCCCTCAGACGGAAGTGACAGTTGAACAGCGGAAGGCATGATCTCTCCTATGGTTGCCGGTGCAATAACGCACCCCACAGCCCCTGAGGGCTGTAGGCTGAGCTATCAGCGTCAGTGGGGTCCACCCACTGAGAAGACTAGGACCACGAAGGCGTAGAACACCCCGAGGACAATCAGGGCGAGGATGAGTTCCTTGATGCGATCAATCATCACAGTCCTCCATTTCAAGGGCTTTGTTGAACCAATACTCTCGGGCCCACTGAGCCTGAAGCAGGGCCAAAAAGGCATAGTCCACATCGATGAGCTTCGAGCGATTTGCAGCCTCAATGGCATACTTCGTCCTACGCTCAATGTACTCTTGGAAGGGCTCCGAGTATTTCGTCTTATGCTCAGACATTGATCTCTCCTTTGATGACCCGATCAGCGACAAGCGTAACGTACCCACTGTCGATGAGCTTCTGCATGTTGGCCTTGGAAAGGCCCACAGTGTCACAGTGGGGGTGGCACTTCGACCGATGGACACTCGTCGTCTGGGAGTACTTCTCCGAGTTCTCGAACCACATCCCTTGGGTATGGACGAACAGGGGCCAGTGGTACCCATAGCTCCAGACCACGTAGATCCCATTGGACCGGATCTCGGCGAATATGTTCGAGCCATGGAACACCTTACGTGCCTTAACGTACTGACGAGCGTCCTTGTTGGCGATCTTACGCATGATGCTTACTCCTGAATGTGTTGATGGATGTGGTGCAATAACGCACCCCACAGCCCCTGAGGGCTGTAGGCTGAGCTATCAGCGTTTACTCATTGTCGTCCCAGTAGACGAACGCAGTCTGGCAGATGCCCTTGGCGGGGCTGATACGCATATCGTCCCCGTAGTTGTAGTCGACCTTAACGCGGCCCGGCCATCCTGCTAGTTGCTTAACGGCCTTGAGGATCCCTCGGCGACTGGTGGCCTTGGAGGTACCACGTACCACCCATGAGTAGTTCGCTTCACCACCAAAGGTGTCAGTAATCTCGATACGCATTGCCATGATGTGCTCCTGAATGTGTTGATGGATGTGGTGCAATAACGCACCCCACAGCCCCTGAGGGCTGTAGGCTGAGCTATCAGCGTTTACGCAAACCATCCTTGGCGCTCAAGCACCTCCACTTTGGTGCCGACATCAGCGACACGGTACATACCATTCCAAAAGACGATAGTGGGGGTATACATGTCCCCAGTGTTGAGGTACGTTAAGTACTGACTGGTGCCGTCCTTGCGACACATATCGATATGCTCAATACCATGAGTGTCGGCTAGAGCATTGAGCGTATCAAGGATAAGTTCCATCAGCGTAGGGCGGTGATAGCACTTACCTTCCAAGTCATTGGTGATGATGAGCCTGTCGATACGAAAGCGCACGATCTCATCGTAGGTCATCTCCAGCACTTTACGTGCCGTTTTGGCATTGTCACCGAATACTGCGGAAAGGGTTTTGACTGAGGGGATCATGGTTGTACTCCTGAATGTGTTAAGTGTTGATCAGCTATGGAAACCGTAGTGCTCACCGTGCCATACGGCACCGATGACGTACTTGGGGCTGTTTTTCTCATCGTAGTAAATCGCGACGAGATCCGTAGCGCCATCACGGAAGATGAGCACAGTGGGGTAGGTTGTATTCCATGTCGATAAGTAACCGATGGCATGCCACAGTTTCTCCCAATCGCAGTTATTGGACATGGCGATCTCCGTCATGGCGCTGGTGTCGAACTCAATCTTTACGTTTCTCATCTTATGTACCCTTTAAGTGGTGCCGAAGCTGGCGGAGCCAGCGTACCACGGGGGCAGCGAAAACGTCAAGTGGCGGGGCTTATACGGTAAATGTGTAAAAAATAGATCGATTGTGAGGTAAAAAAGGTGTGAGAATCTACTTGCAATAGATCGTGGAAGTCCTTGATTTATAAAGGATGTTGCGGTGCACAATCTAAATGATCTAAGTTTTTGGGAATAATCCGGAGCTAAAAGGGGGGTTCGCTGGGAGGGCTGAGACTTTACGCGGCCAAACCCAGAAAATTTAGAAGACCCAATTTTGGAATCAAAGACATGAAAAAAACATAGATTATTTAGATTATTTAGATTATTTGCTTATAACTTGACGGTGGTAAAACCTCCGTAAGTCCTTGATTCCGTGGGACCTTTTCCCAAACTTGACGTTTATCCCATGTTAAGTTAGCCGGTCAAACTTTAGGTCAAAACACGCTAGTAAAGTTAAGATTGTGTAAATTATTTACGCTTTTTTGTGTAAAAAATAGATTATTTACACATTTTCCGCACCATTTCGCCCTCATTTTGCTGTGACCTAGCACCATTTAGGTATGAGTTTCATGCGCACAATGACCATAAATGTGTATATCTTTACGTACTTGACACACTATGAACACTGTGTTATTAGGTATAATGCGGCACTATGCGCAATGTACGGCGCATTAGGAGCTGTGACCCCCCGACGTATAGTTAGGGGCTACGCCCCTGCACACCGCGATCCTCCTTGCTGCGACCTGCGATCCTCCTCGGTGCGGCTGCGGGTAGTGCGGATTCAGTAGGCGTAAAAAAGCCCGCCTTGCGGCGGGCTGTGGTCACCGAGCCAAGTGGTCGACGACCGCGAAGGTCATCGCCGCCAGCACGGCGAAGGCTACGACGTTGATCACAACGTCTACCCAGATCCGACGTTTCGGCTCCGGGCGATAGTTCCATCGATACATCACACTCTCCTGAGAAAGAAAGGCCCTGCCCGGTTTCCCGGGCAGGGAGACACACCTTAGACGATTACAGACTGTCTAAGGTCTTCGTCCGCAACCTGTCGACGGCCTTGATGGCCTCTTGCAGGTTGATGACGCGCCGCACCCGGGTTACCGGGCCTTTCGCGTCATCTTCGACAATCTCCCATTGCACTTTTGTTAAGTGCTTTGAGAGAGTATCGAAAGCGAACATCACCGACTCGATATGCTTATCCATATCGTGGGCTCCGTTCTAGGTTGAAAGGCCCTGCCCGGTTTCCCGGGCAGGGAGGGAAGCCTCGGGCCTTTGCCCGAGGGTACTACTTAGAACCAGCCCTTCTTCGCTTTAGGCGCGGCTTGCACCGCATCCGTTAGCGCCACTCCCAGACCGAACCGGTAAGCGAACCGAAGCGTCTTACCGTCCGGGACTTTCTTAGCCTTACGACTCTGCGCTAAGAAAGCCGCTTCGAAGGTTTCCCTTGCGGCTTTCTCGGCGGCTTGCGCCGCTTTGAGAGCCTCAAATTTCCCCTTGAGGTCGGCGGGGAGGGTATCGGTCGGAACCGATACGAAGTCGAGTTTATCTGCCATGATGGCAAACTCCGTGGCCCGGTTGTTAAAGAGCAAGGCAGTGTGGGCCAGAACCTGCCCCGCACATCGATGCTGCGTTTGCTGCATCGACAAATCCAGATTGCCCCAGCCCCAAAAAAGCGTCAAGTTCGCCCTGCCAGCCAGCCAGCCAGCCAGCCAGCCAGCCAGCCAGCCAGCCAGCCAGCCAGCCAGCCAGCCAGCCAGCCAGCACCCGATGCCGACCCCCGGGTACATGGCTCGGCGGCGATGACCCGCGCCGTATTAGAGTAAACCGCACAACGCAAGACCCAAAAAACCAACGTGTAAAGTTAGCTCACGTTAAGTTATCCCAGCCAGTAAAGTTACCTCACCCCCACCCCGAGCCCCCCAGTTGACACACCGGCCCCGCCTTCCTATAGTCCCGGTATGGACACAAGCCCCCTATCACACACCAAGTGGTCTGACCGCCTAGCCTTCGACGTAGCCCTCATGCTGGAAGGCAGCGGGGAGACGCCCAACGAAGTGCTCGGTCGGCACAACATCGCCCCCGCCGAGTTACTCCAGTTCAACCGGGATCCCGTCTTCCTCAAGAAGGTGGAACACTACCGGACTGAGGTTCGGGACAAGGGGATGACGTTCAAGCTCAAGGCACGGGCCCAAGCGGAAGAACTCCTGACAACGTCTTGGTTGTTGATTCACGACCCGTCCGTATCTCCGGCGGTGAAGGCCGACCTGATTAAGTCGACCGTGAAGTGGGCCGGGTTGGAGCCCAAAGAGTCGCAGGTTTCTGACGGGGGCGGTGGTGTTCGGATTATGATCAACCTTGGACCCCGGCCCGAAGACGCCCGGGTGATTGATATGGCACCTCAATTGGGGGGATCCGATGCCAGTGACTACAGTGATGCTGAATCAGTTTAAGGATCGGGTGGACGGACTGCCCGCGCTGATTCTGCGTAGCGCCGTCGAGACGAAGAATATGGAAGCGGTCCTCCGTGGAGAGAACGTGAGTTTCGTCACGAAGATCAAGAAATCCAAGCGCGACGGTCCGCGCTACGTCATCACGCTGGTGAGTTGATGGGACTCGATATCAACTACACCCCTCCGCCTACCGGGCGGAAGTTCATGGAATCCAACGCCAAGATGCGGGTCCTGATGGGTCCGGTCGGAAGTGGTAAGAGCGTCACGTCAAGTTTTGAGATCGTGCGCCGGGCGTCCATGCAGGAACCCAACCAGCAGGGTATCCGGAAGACTCGCGCTGCGATCGTGCGGGAGACGGCGCGGCAGTTGCAGGACACGACGATCAAGACGTTCCTCGACTGGTTCCCGACCGGTGTGTGCGGCGAGTACATGCGCACGACCAAGACGTACTTCTTCAAGGTCGGGAACGTCGAGTGCGAGGTCATGTTCCGGGCGCTCGACGACGCAGACGACGTGGCCAACCTGAACTCGCTGGAGTTGACGTTCGCGTGGTTCAACGAGTGCCGGGATATTCACCCCGACATCGTGGATGCCATGTCAAAGCGGATCGGACGGTACCCGTCGAAGAAGGACGGCGGTCCGACGTGGCATGGGATGTGGGGGGATACCAACCCGCCGACCATGGACACGTGGTGGTACTACCAGATGGAAGGGCTGGATCCGGCGGATGGCGTGTCGCCCAACAACAACGGGTGGGATGTCTTCAAGCAGCCGTCCGGGCGCAGTCCGTACGCCGAGAACGTGGAGAATCTGCCTGATGGCTACTACGACACCCAAGGTCGCAGCGATGAGTACATCCGGGTCTACATTGACGGTGAATATGGACTGTCTTCGGCGGGTATGCCGGTCTACAAATACTTCCGCCCTGACTATCACATGGCTAAGGAACGTCTACGTCCCATCGTCAACGGGGTCCGGCCTGTCATTGTTGGCATGGACTTGGGTCTTACGCCCGCAGCCGTGATCGGTCAGCAGGACCCACGAGGGCGGGCGCTGATACTGGACGAGGCGGTGTCGTTCGACATGGGGGTGCAGAGGTTCGTGCGGACGGTGCTGAAGCCGCTGCTTTACGAGCGGTTCCCCGGGGTGCCGGTGCTTGTCGTGACTGACCCGGCGGGGGTGCAGCGGGCGCAGACCGACGAGCGGAGTGCGGTAGACATCATCCGGGCGGAGAAGCTCAAGGTCATCCCGGCGAGGACGAACAACGTGTCGGCGCGGTTGAACGCGGTGGATGAGTACCTC